AAGACCGTTGAGGTTAAACAGACATACGGTGCTTCCATTCTAGTAGAAAAACGTCCTGAAGCTTACGAGTGGCTACGAGATAACGGATACGATGACATTATCAAGAATACTGTCGCGTGTCAGTTTGGTCGTGGCGAGGACGATCAAGCTAGTGCCTTTGCTGCTTTCGCGCAACAGCAGGGATACGTTCCAGATCAAAAGACAGAGGTTCACCCTCAAACACTTCGAGCGTTCGTAAAAGAACGTTGTGAAGCGGGAGAGGAGTTTCCTATGGAATTGTTTGGAGCATGGGTGGGTCAACGCGCAGTTATTAAGCGAGGAAAGAAATAATGACTAAGAAAACTGAAGTAGCCCAAGAGGGCAAGAAAGACGTGGCAGTGTTTGACATTGCTTTAATGGAACAGGATGCCGGATCAGGCATGGAAGGCTTGGGAACGGATGATTTAGCACTTCCGTTTCTTAAGGTTTTGTCTGGTAACGATCCTGTATTGGATGACGAATCTGTCAATGCTCGTAAGGGCGATATATACAACACCGTCACAGGTAAAGCCTACAAAGGTAAACAAGGGGTTCGAGTTGTCCCTTGTGCATACCAGCGTAGATTTATTCAATGGGCACCGCGTGGCAGCGGTAACGGTGCGCCCATGGCAATTTACGAGCCCGGTCAGGAACGTCCAAAGACGGAGCGTTCATCTGAAGACAACAAAGAGTATGTTGTTGATGGTGAAGGTGATTACATCGAAGAAACGCACCAACACTTCGTTATCCTCATCAACGATGACGGGTCACATGAGACAGCACTTATTGCGATGAAATCTACGCAGCTTAAAAAAAGCCGTAAATGGAATAGCATGATGGCTTCTCGTTCGATGAATGGTAAGAACGGGCCGTTTACACCGCCCCGTTTCAGCCACATCTACCATTTGAAAACCATACCTGAAGAAAACTCGAAAGGGTCATGGCATGGATGGGAGATGTCCTGTGAAGGGGTCATCGAAGACGGTGCTTTGTACACCCGTGCTAAGGGGTTTGCAGAGAGCATCACCGCAGGCGATGTTGTGGTGAAGCATACGGAAGACGAAGACAGCGAACAACCGTCCGCATTTTAATTCGTCACGCGGCGGGGCCTTGTGCCCCGCCGATTTTTCCGTATGGGGGCACACATGTCAGTAGATAAATTTATGGCCATATTTGATGGCCTGAAGGAAGCTCATGGCTACTTCAAAATAGAAAAAACCGCCGCCAATGGCAAAGCCCAAGGTAAGGCGGGTGTCACGCGTGAACCTAGAACGAAGAAGCTTTGGGAAAACCATTTGTCCGGCAAGGGCAACGGGTTGGGTATTATCCCAATCAATGAAGACAACATGTGTAAATGGGGTTGCATAGATGTGGACCAGTATCCACTTGACCACAAAACACTTGTAAACAAAATAAGAAAACTCAAATTACCTTTAGTGGTGTGCCGTAGCAAATCAGGTGGTGCGCACTGCTTTCTTTTCACAACCGAATGGATCGAAGCGAAAGACATGCAGAAGTCTCTGCAACATATGTCCGCGGCCCTTGGTTATGGTGAAAGTGAGATATTTCCAAAACAGATAAAGTTGCACTTAGACCGTGGTGATGTTGGAAATTTTCTCAATCTTCCTTATTACGATCACGAAAATGGATTGCGGTATGCTTTTCTGGATGACGGCACGTCTGCTGATTTAGAAGAGTTTATAGAACTTTATAATAAATATAAGCAAACACCCGAAGAAGTGTTGAAGCTTCAAATAGATGACGTAAGCAGCAACGATATTATTGCAAGAGATGGGCCGCCTTGTTTACAAATACTTTGCAAGCAAAAAATTAGCGAGGGCGGCAGGAACAATGGACTATTTAATCTTGGTGTCTACTTGCGAAAGGCGTTCCCAGACAGTTGGGAGTCAGAGATTCTCGTGTACAACATGGAATACCTATCACCACCTTTACCGCTGCCCGAAGTAAACATTGTCGCCAAACAACTTGAGCGAAAAGATTACGCTTACAAATGCACAGATGCACCGATTAGCGCACATTGCAACAAAGAACTTTGCAGAACCCGCAAATTTGGCATAGGAGCCGCCGTAGCTGGCGCTACAATCGCTAATTTACGCAAGTACAATAGCACCCCACCCGTATGGTTTATGGACGTAAACGGAGAGCCTCTGGAGCTAGATACGGAAGCTTTGATGAGCCAGCCCATGTTCCAAAAATCGTGCATGGAGCAACTTAACTTTATGCCGCGGTCAGTGCAGAAGGCACAGTGGGAAAGTCGTATTAGCACGTTGTTGACAGAGATGCGTGACAACGAAAGCGCCATCATCGAAGTAGCACAAGACGCTAGTATCAGCGGACAGTTTTACGATTACCTTGAAGAATTTTGCAGCCACTTGCAGCAAGCGCAGGACAAAGAAGAGATTTTACTCCGCCGCCCATGGACCGACGAAGAAGAACAGGTTACTTATTTCAGGTTGAAAGACTTTGAGAGTTATCTGAAGAAGAATAAGTTTTTCGAATATAAATCGCATAAAATTGCACAAAGGTTACGGGACATAAATGGAGACAGTATGGTACTAAAAATAAAGGGTCGATCTGTCCGTGTGTGGAAGATACCGGCTTTTGAAAGTGCTGACGTTGAATTGAAAACCCCATCATTTAATCAAGAGGAGGCCCCGTTTTGAATGGTCTGTCGAAAAAAGACCGTGATGTAGAAATTGTTCGGTTGATCGACAAAGAACGAATGACCATGACGGCAGTAGCGAAGCTATTTGGTATCACCAAGCAAAGAGTGCAGCAGATATATCGGAAGGAAAAAAATGTTTAGAATCTTTGGTCCGCCGGGCACAGGTAAAACAACAACCTTGCTTAACATGGTGGACAAAGCGTTAGACGATGGTGTTGATCCAACACGCATAGCTTTTTTGGCATTTACGCGAAAAGCGGCTAATGAAGCAAAAGAACGAGCGGCAGCGCGTTTCAACCTAAACCCAAAAGAAGATTTAATATTTTTCAGGACGCTGCATAGTTTGGCACTCACGATGTCTGACATACGGCCAGAGCAAGTCATGCAGGAAGAAAACTATCGTGAGCTAAGTCGTACAATTGGCGTTGATCTTGGCACTCAAAAAAATACAGCAATAGATGAGGACGTGCCCAGTATGGTTTCCAGCAGCGATCCGGTGCTGGGCCTAATTAATTTGTCGCGATTGCGTAAAGTAGAGTTGCGAGATCAGTACAACCTTAGTGAAGTTGAGCATGATTGGAACACCGTGAACTTTGTGGCAAAGAGTTTGCGAGAGTACAAAGAGGCAATGGGTCTGTTTGATTTTACCGATATGCTTGAGCATTTTGCCAAAGGCGATGCCAAATATTGCCCAGACTTCGATTTGTGTTTTTTGGACGAGGCACAGGACTTATCACCCCTACAATGGGACATTGCACATCTGCTGGATCGTAAGTCAAAGAAAATGTATTGCGCGGGTGATGACGACCAAGCTATCTATCGCTGGGCGGGTGCCGACGTGGATCATTTCATTAATCTACCCGGCGGATCAGAAACACTATCGCAGTCTTACCGAATACCAAAAAATGTGCATGACGTTGCTGAAAACGTAGTCCGTCGTATCAACCGAAGGTTTCCAAAAAAGTACGAACCTCGCAAAGAGCCCGGTAACGTTACTCGTATAAACACCATCAACTCTCTCGACATGGCGAAAGGTGAGTGGCTTATTTTATCTCAGGCGGGCTATCAACTTACGCCAGTGGCTCAAGACTTGAAGTCAAACGGTTACTTATTTAACTATCGCGGCAGACGCTCCATCAGTGAAAAAATAAGTGAAGCAGTCAATGGTTGGGAGCAGTTGCGCAAAGGTAAAGAAATATCTGGTCAGGTTGCCCGCATAATCTACAGCTACATGGCCATTGGTGATCGTTTGACGCGAGGCTTCAAAAAGTTGCCGGGCGTTGATGACAATGATCTGGTGACGTTCGATGAGCTAACAGAAAACCACGGATTAAAAGCAACTAAGGACATGATCTGGTCCACAGCCATGGATAAGCTGCCTGATACCGACCGTGCGTATGTCACTGCATTGTTGCGTAGGGGCGAGAAATTTAATGGGATGCCTCGCATTACAGCGTCCACGATCCACGGATCAAAAGGTGGAGAGGCTGATAACGTTGTGTTGTTTACGGACTTGAGCCCAGCAGCAGACACACAGTTTCAGCAAAACCCGGATGACACGCATCGTGTTTTCTACGTTGGCGTGACTCGTGCTAAGAAAAATTTATACATTGTTGATGCAGAAGATGTGTCAAGAAGTTATGACTTATAAAAAACCAACTAGAACAGAGCGGTACATGAATGAAACGGGAACAAATCCTGCGTAACGCAGAAAAAATACTTAACGGCAAACGAGCAAAAGAGTATGGCGATGCTTTCGAGAATCATGAACGAATAGCAAAGTTGTGGTCTGTAGTTCTCAACAAAGATGTAACCGTAGCGCAAGTTTATCAGTGCATGATTGCTGTTAAACTTGCCCGACTAAACGTAACGCCCGATCACGCAGATTCTTGGTTAGATATTTGCGGGTACGCGGCGTTAGGTGGAGAAGGTAATGGCAAAACTACAAATGAGCATGTTCGCCCCAAAAAGTGAGTGGATACCCCCGCTCGAATTACCTGACATTACGTCACTC